GCTGTCGATGAACGCCGTCGGAGGGTTGATGCTCCGAGGACGTGCCCGGTAGACCTGAAGCGTCAGACTCACGCTCGCGGCATAGTCCTCGAGGAGCCCGACGACGGCCGCACGGTAGTCCGTCTGGACGTCCACGTCAGGCGGCCTTGTTCCAGAGCTTCACGAGCTCGGCCGCCATCGGGCGACGTCGCAGTGCCTCCTCCGCGGCGCGCTGACGGAACGGCCGAGCTCGTGTCCGGGGATGGTTGACCTTCTTCGCGAAGATCGTCCGGCCGCCGGTCTTGAAGATCAGGCGTGGCGACTTCCGCGCGGTGATCGTGTGCGCCTTCGTGCCCTTGTCGATGAAGTACGCCGAGAAGTGGCCCGATACCGTGGCCTTCCTCTGCGTGGCGTTCTTTACGCGAAACGACTTGCGGAGCCTGCCGGTTCTGACTGGCACGGCCGAACGCATGAGCGCAACCGTCTCCTCGGCCCACTCGCGGCCGGCCGGCTTGAACGTCTGCTTGATCGCCCGCAGACGCGCGTTGAGCTGCTTCGATCCCTTGAGCGCCAAGCTATTTCTTCTCGGTCTTCTCGGCGGCCTTCTCGGCCTTGGCGGCTTCCTTCGCCTTCTGCTTCTCGCGCTCAGCGATGGCCTTGGTGGTTGCATCCGACACGTGAAGACTCCTTCGATCGCTCATGCGAGTCCAAACCTCTTTCGCTGTCCGGTCATGAACGCCTGGTAGGCGGGATCGTTCTCCGTGCTGGCGCCGTCCGGCCTCGTCGCGAGGATCTCGGCCATCCGCAGGGCAGCGCCGGCGAGGTTGTCGTTCGGCGTGTTGACGGCATCATCCCATCTTCCGACATCGCCCTTGACGTGGTTGATGGCGGCCGCCAGGTAGCGGTCGAGCGTCGTCGCCCATGCGTCAACGTTGGCGTCGGGGGCGATATCTAGGATGAGCACGAGCTCGCTGACGTCGGGCCATCCGGCGTTCGCCGTCGCGACCCGGAGGACATAGACGTCCTCGTCGTCGGCTGGCTCGTCGTTCTCGTTGAAGTAGAGCGGCAGCGTCACGGGATAACCGAAGAAGCCGGCGCCGTTGACGGGCGTCCCGTCAACGATCGCCGCCATCAAGCGGACGACGTTCCCGTTGCGCTTGGCGATGTAGACCGTGTCACCATCGGCGACGTTATCGAGGATCGTGCTGCGGTCGTTGCCTTCGGCGTCGAAGTCGTTGACGCGGACCGTGTTCGCGTAGCCCGCGAAGGGCTCCGACGCGAAACAGACTTGGCCCGCGGCTGGATTGCCGCGGGCCGTTGTCCAGGTGTAGCGGCCGAGTGTTTCCACTTAGCTCGCGACGTTGTAGAACGTGAACGCGTCGGGATACCAGGGGATGAAGAACATCATCCCCACGAGGGCCACGTCGCGGCCTGCAAGGGTCGGCACGTCGGCCTGCAGCTCGAGCGGGCCTTCCTCCGCCCAGGCAAAACCCCTGGACGGCCCGACAATCGCGTAGCTGCCGTGGGAGTCCAGTTCCGGGACGTGGACGGCCCTAAGGCCGCTGATCGTGCCCGTGATGCCGCCGGCCGCCGTGGCGTTGGCCGTGATGTTGGAGTAGAGCGGCGCGTTCGTGCCGCTGGCCTTGGCGTTGATGAAGCCTGCGACGGCCTCAGTCGACAGCCAAATCGTATCCGGCGGCCGGCGAATGGCGTCGAATGACGTCTGATACGCCGTGCCGAGACTGAGCTGATCCGGGTCGAGCGGGTCGGCGTTGCCGCTGCCGCCGTTGGCGTTGAAGAGCGCCAGGAGGGCCTTCTGCTCGGCCATGATGGCGTACGCCTCGCCGAGGAGATCGAGCCAGAGTGACAGGAACGACGGGCTCGAGCGGCGGATGAGCTGAAGGCTCAGATCGCCGACGCCACCGATCGTGACCATGTCGAAGTCCTGCGTCCCGATGAGCGTCTTGCGGGAGGCGAGCTCCTGCTTCTCTGTCGACTGGACGCCGACCTCGGGCCGCTGGTTGATGACAGGCACCTTGATCGTCGTACCGGCATCCGGCATGTCGAGGCGCGTCGTGGTCTGAAGGAACGGCCGCGACTTGTCGATGACGCCGATCAGCCGCGGAAGGAACGCCTCCGGGACGACGCCGGGGTTGTCCGTGGTGATGACGTCGTCGATCGTCCGCATCTGAGACGCGGGGATCGTCTCGCCGAGCATGAGCCCGGCGACTGTCTTCACCCACTGGCCGGGCGTCAGCGACGGCTTCTTCTCCTCGGCGTTCGGGACCGTGAAGCCGGCGCGGAGCTGCGTCTGAAGCTCTTCGATCTGGGAGAGGTATCGCTCGTTGAGCTCGTTCTGCTTGGTGACATCGACGGACGCCTGAAGCGCCGTGAAGCCCTCGGTGATGGCGTTTAGGACGGCCTCGTTGGCGTCCTGGTCAACCTGCTCGGTCACGTGCTCCTCCTTCGATCTCATGGCAATGACGGCAGCCGGGGGACCGGCCGCGGGGATATGGGTCATGGAGACGCCCGTAACGCGGATCGCCTCATGGACGCGAACCCGCCGGTTGCCGCGCTTCTCGACGCGGGACCGGACCGGGACGAACTCGGCAGATGCGCCGGTTACGATGCCGTCCTCGTAGAGCGTCAGCATCTCGTCGCCGGCCTGCGTGCGGCCGACCTTGATCGTCACGACAGGCCCGACGCCGTCGTCGCGGATCGCGGTACCGCGGCCAGCCGTGTGGCGCCTGAGTGTCGGCTGGCCGACGGAGTCCAGCGCCAGGTGCGCGCCGTGCTGAAGGTCCATGAGATAGATGGAACGGGGATCCGCACCGTCCATCGCGCCACGCCCGATGACCTCGACGCCGTCACGCGTCTCGATCGGACTGTCCCACGCGAAGAGGCGGATATCGAGCTCGCGCGCCGACGCGCTCCGGAGCTCGACGGCCTCCTCGGCTAGGTCCAGGATGATCGGCTCGTTTGTCTCTTCCAAGGTAAAGCCTCCCTGCTCTCCTGCTGGGGACGGTTCCGGAGAGGGGAGGCCCACGATCCGCGTTGCCGACGAGGCGGACGAGCGGCGTCTTCAGTTGTTGCGATGCTACGCGCTCGCGATAGAGCGAGTCAAGCCGCTTCGTAGACAGTGCCGCAGCGCTCGCAACGGCCGATGAACGGGCCGGCCTGCGCGAGAAGCTTGTTGCACGGCTTCAGAAGTCCTCGGAGCATCCGCTGTCCGCTGCAACGAACCGGATCGGCGGACGCTGCCAGGAAGTCGGGGATCCGCGCCGGGACGGCTTGGGGAGGCGCGAACGGGACAGGCGCGAGCTCCACGGAGCCGGGGATGATGCCCTCCTGCTCCTGCGCGTACTCGGGCGTGACGATCCCGGCCTCGATGCCGATCTTCCACGTCTCATAACGGGTCTTCTGATCGGCACGCTGAAGTCCCCAGACGTCGAAGCGGGCGATCGTCGAGCGGGTCAGGCAGTCCGTCAACGCCTGCTCGATCTTCTCGAGGTAGTTGATGCTGAGGCTTGTCCGGACGAACTGCGTATAGACCTCGGCGATGTTTTGATAGGTCAGGCTCGAGCCGGCGACGCTGTATTCCATGAGCGCGCCGGGGATGCCGAAGGCGCGCGCCCAGTCGCCGTTGTTGTACTCGCGAGCCTGGAGCATCTGCGCGCCGGCAGGATCGACCTTGAACTGCTCGACGTCTTCGACGCCCTCGTCGATGACACGCGGCGTGTTGTGATCCTTGCTCGCGAAGTCGCGACGGAGGATGTCGGCCTCGTGCTCTCCCGTCAGCGGGTCCAGACCCAGCTTGTTCGCGGCTTTGATGAGGATCGACGGATACCCGCCTTCGGCGAAGAAGTTGGCGGCCCACTCCTGAGCCTCAACGGCGACGCTGGCGGCCGCGCCGCAGAGCTGCAGCGGGCCTACGCCGCGGAGCTGGCCCGGCTCGCGCATGTAGAAGATGTGGACGAAGTCGCCGTCCTTGGTAGCCGGCGAGTAGCGCGTCGACGTGATGTCGCCCCATTCGTAGATCGGGCGCAGGCGGTTATCCGGGTTTGGCGTCACGGTGAGCTCGGCCAGGGGGACGACGATCAAGCTAATAGGCAGGTTGTCGGCGTCGCGCTTCGCGATCCAGAGGACGGCCTCGCCGCGGGAGGCGAGGTTGTAGCCCGCGGCGGAATAGAACTCGCCCGGCGTCGAGTACGGGTCAGGACGGGCAAGAAGCGGAGCTACCGCGACGGTTGGGGATCCGTCGCGGTAGCTTTGCAGGGAGAGGCTGCCGATCGTGTTGGAGATCAGTGAGACGGCCCGCTGGATAGCCGGGACGCTGAGCGCTTCCTTGATGCTCGGCGCGCGCCATGGACCGGGGCCGCCCTTCCGGGCGTTCCAGAGGCCGAGAAGCTGCGCGTCCATGGATGGGAAGTCGCGGAACTGATCGATGCTCCGTGTCTGCGGCGCCTCTTCCATCGGCGCGAAACCGCGAGTAAGCCAGTCGAGAACGCCCATCACATGATCCTCGCAATGGCCGGCTGCGGGCCGGACGCCAACCAGGCCGCACGAATGGCGGCCAGGGACGCCGTGATCGGCCGGTCATCGTCCGATCGAACGGCATGGAACGAGTTCTCCCCGGTCGGCTTCCGTGCCGTGAACGCCAGATCCGCCGTGACGGCTTCTGCGTCCTGCCAGCGGATCCGTTTCGATGAGACGAGGTTGACGAACTGCGCGCTCGCGTTCGCGAACTGGCCGCCGTTAATGGCCTGCGCCTTCGGGACGTACTTGACGAGCTCCGCATCGGTGTACGGGTCGAAGCCGACGAGCTTGACGCCGAGCCTCGCCGCGGTGATTCGGAGATCCTCGCCGAGCCGGTCGGTGTCGACGGGGTCGCCGGTCACGTCATAGAGGAGCCGGACGCTCACCGTCTCGCCGTCCTTCCACGCGACGGCGATGCTGGCCCGCTCCCCTCGAGGGTCCATGCTCACGCCGATCGCCGGCCGGGTCGGCCTCCCGACCGGCGCCGCACACGCCTGCCAAGCGTCCTCGGACACGAGCCGCTCGCGCATCGTCGCGACCCAGCGGCAGAGATGCTCCGTCTCGAAGATCGAGAGCGTGCCCTGTAGCCGATGCTTTTCGTAGGACTTCTCAAGGAAGGCCATGAGGCCCGGAGCGTGGCCGATGGCCGGGTTAGCCTGGAGCCAGCCCTGACGATCGTCGACGGCGAGCTCGGGTTCCGCGGACCATTCGATGTAGGCAAGGTTCGGGTCACTATCGCGTCGGTCGCGAACAGCGTTCAGGACGACGCTGTTCTCCTCGCCCGCGTTCGATACGTAGATAAACTGCGGCGACTGCGACACGGCAAGAATCGGGTCGGCCGCCTGGATGAACTCGAAGTCATCCATCTCGCGCAGCTCGTCCACGATGATCGTGTCTCCGTCGTGACCTCGAGCCCCATGACCGGGCGCGACGATCCGGTACTCAGCGCCATTGGCGAGGATGATCTCCTCGGTGCCTGCGCCTCGTCTCGGCCATACCGGCCGGCCCTTCCGGTGCAGAAGCTCGCCGGGTCGGTCCTCGAAGAACTTGGCGAGCTCACGGAACAGCGCCAGCGGCAACACTCGGTCCTGGGCCGTGTGGATGATCTTGTGGCCCATCCGCATCCGCTGGACGATCGTCGGCAGGAGCAGCGTGGTCTTTCCGCTACGCCTGGCCACGATGACGGCGACCTCGCCATACAGCCAGCGATCGGTCGCACGCGCTGTTAGATAGCGCGCTGCGATCTCCTGCCACGGATACAGCGTGATCCCCATCTCGGAGGACGTGGCACGGAATTCCTTGAGGAGCGTACGGGCCGGGAGGGGTGGCGAAAGCCTCGGCGTTGCCTTGCCGGTTACGTTCTCCGACTTCCGCCTAGTCAGCGCCATTAGCCCTGGATCGCCTCGAATAGTCGCCGGTGATCACCTGGTTTGGACTAGTGTGTGTGGATTTCGCGAG